TCTTCTGTAGTAATATTACCTTCAAAGTAATCGACTTCTAACATTCTTCTATTATCATCAGTACATACTTTACATGAATGATTTGCACCTTCGTGATACTCACCCACATGATTTTTCATGTGTCGTTCTGCGGTGTTGGCTCTCCAACCCATATCTTTGTCCATGGCTTGTGGAGTAATTATGCCATCAATGATGCTTTGCTCTAACATTTCACGGTCAGGGTGTTGGCAAAAAGGACATGACCGTTTAGTCTGACGCTGACCCGCCATAGAAAGCCCATGACATTTACACGGATAACCCTTTTGAATGAGAAGCCCCAACAGAAGTGCATGAAACTACCCAGAATACAACCGAAAATCATGGGTGTACCTGTTTCTATAGAAACTGTTAGAGGCTTGGCGAAAGCCAGTAGAGACATAGCGATGAAAAGATATGTTCCAGATGATGTAAAAAGAAACAGAATGGAACACTGCATGATATGTCCAAGTTGGGAACACAGAAGTAATAGGTGCTTAGAGTGTGGTTGTCAAATGAGAGTGAAGACTAGTCTTACATCAAGTGAATGTCCACTTGGTAAATGGGGTAGACTGGTGATACTAAATGCTGGAGATTCTACTGTAGATTCCACCGAGCATGAAAAAAGCACCGAACAAACCAGCGACTAAATAAGCCATAGTATCACTACTTAGATTATCAGCACCTGTGACTAAAATGAGTCCAAGAGTAACTATAATGGCTAACAACTGTACCATCACCATGTCAATGATGACGCTTTTGACTGGTGAAAAAATACTCATAGCCGAACTTGAAAAATTGTAAAGTGGATTATTATCTATCATTATCTCATCCCCATCATTCTACCCATGAAACTACCAGCAGCGGTACCTGCTTTATTCATGAAGCCTTCATCCATCATTGCAGCACTAAGTGCGCCCCCCATCATAGATTGCTGAGCCATCGCTGCAATCTGTTGTTGTTGCATTTCTGCATTTTGTATATTCTGTTGACTTGACATCTTAAG